GCCAATTAAAAAAGGACAAGAAACTTTTGCTGGGTACAATAAACCTAAACGTACTCCAGGTCATCCAACTAAATCTCATGCTGTATTAGCGAAAGAAGGAGATAAAGAGAAACTAATTCGTTTTGGTCAACAAGGCGTTTCAGGTGCTGGATCTTCTCCTAGTACTCCTGGTGAAAAAGCTAGGCAAAAGTCATTCAAAGCTCGTCACGCATCTAACATTGCTAAGGGTAAAATGTCTGCAGCATACTGGGCTGATAAAGTCAAGTGGTAATAAATACCTTGACAAACAAAGTCTATTGTGGTATAATTGTATTATAATTAAGGGATTTTAAATTGACATACTTAGAATGTGTAAATAGAGTTTTAAGACGACTTCGTGAGAACGAAGTTACTACTGTCAATGAAACTCCTTACTCCAAACTGATTGGAGATTTAGTTAATGTAGTGAAAGTAGAAGTAGAGGACTCTTGGGACTGGTCAGTCTTACGCACAACTCTTACTGCCACTACTACTGCTTCTCTATTTAACTATGTGTTAGTAGACTCAGGAACTCGTTTCCGTATACTAGATGTAGTGAATGATACAGATGACTTCTTTATGGAACAACGTAGTGGTCGTTGGTTCGATCAACAGTTCCTCATGTCTACTGTTCAACATTCTTCTCCTTTATACTACAATATTAACGGTGTAGATAGTAATGGTGATAGTCAGATAGATATATTCCCTATCCCTGATGGTGTGTATAACATTCGTGTGAACGTTGTATTACCTCAACAAGAATTAACTACAGACTCAACACAAATCTTAATTCCTGGTAATCTACTAGTAGAAGGTGTATTAGCTCGTGCTATTAGTGAGCGTGGTGATGATGGTGGTTATGTTGAACAAGAACAACGATATCGTTCTCTTGCTGCAGATATGATTGCAATTGAATCAGCTCATCGTCAAGATGAGATTACTTGGACACCTCAATAATGGCAGGTCAACTAAAAGCTCTTAGTAATGCAGCACTTGGCTTTCTTGGGTTAAACACTCAAGAGAGTGGTGTTACATTGGAGAGTGGATATGCCACAAAAGCTATTAACTGTATTATTGACAAGTTTGGTCGTTTAGGTAGCCGCAGGGGTTGGACACCAATCACTACAAGTAGAGGTACTCTAGGTTCTACTACTTATTTAGAAGCTTTGTTTGAGTTTATTGATGTAGATTTAACAGCTACTATTCTCTCTTGTGGTGGTGGTAAGATGTATAGTGGTTCTACTACACTTACAGAACTTCCAGTTAAACAAGCAGACCAAACTACTAATCTTACAATTACTTTTACTGGTAATAGGTGGCAATTCTCACAATTAGCAGAAGGTGCTGGTTATGGTAATAGTATGTATGGGTTTGCTGCTCAAACTAGCAATCCACTACTTGTCTATCGTAAGAAAAATCATAGTGATGCTTATATTTGGCAACGAGTAGGGGACTATGGCACTAAACCTACAGGTGTATCTACCTTTGACCCTGACTGCTCACATACAGCCTTTGGTCGTCATTGGGTGGCAGGTGTAACTGGTGCTAAGACAACAGTTTATTATAGCAAACTATTAGATGGTGCGGCTTTTACAGGGGTAGGTTCAGGTTTAATTGATATTGAATCTGTTGTTGGTAGTAGTGACCAAATTGTTGGTATATCCTCACATAATAATTATCTTATTATATTCTGCCGTAATAACATTGTAATATACGATTCACCTGATGACCCTACTAATTTAACTCTTGCTGATGTTGTTACAGGTGTTGGATGTATTGCTCGTGACACCATACAACAAACAGGTACAGATTTAATATTCTTGTCTAATAGTGGTGTACGTAGCTTTAACCGTGTTACACAAGAAAAAAGTATGCCGATGCGTGACTTGTCAGCAAATGTTCGTGATGACTTAGTTCAATATATTTCAGGTGAAATATTAACAGAAGTTAAAACTGTTTATTTTGAGAGGGATGCTTTTTATCTCTTGGTATTACCTTCACTTAAACAAGCATTTTACTTTGACTTGCGTCAGATGTTAGAAAATGGAGCAGCTCGTGTAACAACATGGGAAAACTTCTTACCTAAAGCTCTTTGTAAGACAAGGGATAGAAACCTATTGTTAGGTATGGCAGGTGGTGTGGGAAAGTATTTCGGATATTCTGATAATGGTGAATCCTATCGTTTAGAATACTATACTTCTAACATTGATGCAGGTGAACCTTATAGTCTTAAGTTTTTAAAGAAAGCTAGTGTAGTAGTAATTGCTGCTGGTACACAAGATGTTGTATTTAAATATGGATTTGATTATAAAACTACCTATACTAGCAGAACATTTACAAAAGATTTTATTGGGGGTAGTGCTGAGTATAATATAGCTGAATACAACGTAGGGGAATTTTCTACTGGTATTGCTATTAATGATATTGTTATGCACTTAGGTGGGTCAGGTAAAATATTGCAATTTGGTGTGGAAGTTCCAATTGAAGGTGCTCCTGTCAGCTTACAACAATTAACAATCTATTTGAAAACAGGGAAGATGGTATAATGTCAAACTATGTAAAAGCAACAAACTTCTATACAAAGGATGCCTTGCTTACAGGTAATCCTGCTAAAATTATTAAAGGTGCTGAGATTGATGATGAGTTTAATGCTATTGCTACTGCTGTAGCTAGTAAAGCGGATACTACATCTCCTACATTTACAGGGACACCGATAGCTCCTACTGCTGCACCTAATACTAATACTACTCAAATAGCTACTACTGCTTTTGTAACTGCTGCTACAGGTACTCTTGGTACAATGGCAACACAAAATGCTAATGCTGTTGCAATTACTGGTGGTACTGTTGCAGCTACTTTTACAGGTAACCTTACAGGTAATACTGCTGGAGTTCATACAGGTGCTGTAACTGGTAATGTTACGGGCAATGTAACTGGTTCTTCAGGTTCTTGTACAGGTAATGCGGCAACCGCTACTACAGCTACTAATGTTACAAATGCCATTGGTCAAGGTCAGACTTGGCAAAATGTAGCTGGTAGCCGTGCTAATGGCACTACTTATACTAACTCTACTGGTAAACCTATAATGGTAAGTTTAACTGTAATAGGTACTGGAACAATTACAGTTGATGGAGTTGTAGCTGCAATGAGTGGTGTTAATAATGCTGTAAATAATCTTGGGGCTATTATTCCAAATGGTTCTTCTTACATAGTTGCTGGATATACTATGTACTGGGCTGAGTTACGCTAATAAATGAAACATCCAGTATTAGTCAAAAAAGACTATACAATTTACTTTGAATATGTAGATGACTTTATAGCTGTACATGTTGATGTGCACAGATGGAATAAAGAAGTAAAACAAAATTGGTTAAGAGATAGTTTTTATTTATTTGCTTTACAAGAAAAACGAATATTTGCTTTTGTAGATAAATCTGACATTAAGCTTTATAAGTTTACAAAAATGAATGGGTTTAATATTTTTCAAGATGAAGTTTCTACAGAAGATGGGAATAAAATAATGTTTATATGGGGTAAATATAATGGGTAAATTAGTTAAAGGAGTTACTGGGGCACTAGGTGGTTTTGCCACAGGAGGTTGGGCTGGTGCGGCTGCTGGTGCTCTTGGTGGTTTGACATCAGGTGGTGGTGGTGGTAAGGGCGGTTCACCTACTTCTGCTGGATTTACTCCATATAGCATTAAATCAGGTATTGCTACATCTACAGTAGACCCAAATGCTAGAACAGCAACTTATACCTTAACGCCTGAAATGCAAGCGTTCCGTGACCAGTATTTTGCTGGTGCGGCTGCTGCTCTCCCTTCTGCTGAACAAACCGCCTATGCTCAACAAGTATCGGATTATGGTAAGGGGTTATTTGGACAAGCAACAGCTATGGATACAGGGGCAATGACCCAAGATTATTATAATCGTCAACAAGCATTGTTAGAGCCATCTCGTGCTCAAGAATCAAGTCGTTTAAACGATTTACAATTTGCTCGTGGAACTACTGGTCAAGGTGTTGGTATGGGGACTGGTTATGTGAATCCTCAACAATTTGCTTTAGCTCAAGCTCGTGAACAACAAAATGCTGCTCTTGCATTAAGTGCAGAAGACCGTGCTCGTGCAATCCAAGGTGAAGACTTACAACGTGCAGGTGCTTTGTATGGCTTAGGTCAATCTTACTTAACCGACCCATATAACACCGCTAATACTCTTATGGGTTATGGTATCAATCTTGAAAATCTTGGTGCTAACACTATGGCTCAAGGTTTAAATACTGGTATTAGTGTTGGTCAACTTGGTAATCAAACTGCTGCTTACAATGCTGATATAAATCGTGTAAATTATTTACAAAATTTAAATACTCAACGAGCTAATCAAGCTGCTTGGAATAGTGCTGGAGAAGGTTTAGGTAAAATAAATTGGAGTGGTTTATTTGGTGGTCTTCCTTCTACTGAGGGTGTACAAGCATATCAACTAGGGCAATCTTCCTATGTAGACCCAGCTACCTATGGTGGTCAACGCATGGCTGGTG